CGGCGACGAGCGACGGTGGCAGGGCCGACCGCACGACCTGAAGGTGTTCGACGAAGTCACCGAGATGCGCGAGCAGCAGGTGCGTTTCGTCATGGGCTGGAACCGCACCAACAAGCAGGGTCAGCGGTCGCGCGTGCTCATGACCTTCAACCCGCCCACCACGAACGACGGGCGGTGGGTGATCGACTTTTTCGGCCCCTGGCTGGATAAGGGGCATCCCCTGTATCCCACTGCTCCCGGCGCGCTGCGCTGGGCCGCCATGCTGCCGGATGGTCATGGTGGTGCGCGCGACACGTGGGTGGATTCGGACGGCACCCCGCTATCGGGTGCCCCCTTCGTGCTGATAGAGGGTCGAATCGTCTACGACTTTGACCCGGCGGACTACAGCCCGGAAGACATCATCCACCCCAAGTCCCGCACATTCATCCCCGCTCGGGTGACGGACAACCCCTACTACGTCGATTCGGGGTACATCACCACCCTGCAGGCCTTGCCTGAGCCACTGCGCAGCCAAATGCTCTATGGCGACTTCAACGCCGGCATCCAGGACGATCCCTGGCAGGTCATCCCGACCAAGTGGGTGGAGGCCGCCATGGCGCGCTGGCGCCGGCCGGACAGGCTGCCTGCCATGGATTCCGTGGGGGTGGACGTGGCGCGCGGCGGCCGCGACAAGACCGACATCGCCCGGCGCCACGGCATGTGGTTCGACACGCCGCTGAGCTATCCCGGCGCGGACACGCCAGACGGGCCGACCGTGGCGGGTCTGGTCATCGCCGCCCGGCGCGACCAGGCGCCCATCCACCTGGACGTCATCGGCGTGGGATCCAGCCCCTACGACTTCCTGCGCGATGCTGGCCAGCAGGTCATCGGCGTCAACGTGGCCGAGGCAGCCACGGGCACGGACAGATCCGGCCGGCTGCGGTTCGCCAACCTGCGCAGCCAGCTGTGGTGGCGCATGCGCGAGGCGCTGGATCCGGCGAACAACACCGGCGCCTGCCTGCCGCCGGATGAGCAGCTGAAGGCGGATCTGTGCGCGCCGACGTGGAAGCTGAAAGGCGCGGCGATCCAGGTGGAAAGCCGCGAGGACATCGTGAAGCGCATCGGGGGATCGCCCGATCGGGGCACGGCCTACATCCTCGCCCTGATCGACACGCCGCGCCGCTCTGACATTGAGGCGATGGGGGCCACTCAGAGCCGCCGATCCTACGACCCCTTCGCCCGGCGCCGGTAGGGTGCGCGTATCTCGGGATCACGCGCAGATACTTGCGCAATGAAGCCCGTTGTCCGCCCCATCACCGTAGACGAAGCGTTCGACTCCCCGATGTTCGTCGCCCTGTGCGACGAGTACCGCGAGGAGTCTGCGCGCGACCCCGGCTTGATGGGTACGCCACCCAGCCGCGAGGCCTACACGAACATGGTCAACGCGGGTCTCATGCGGCCGCTGGGCGTGTTCATGGACGGCGAACTGGTGGGCCTGTGCGCGGTGTTGATCACGCCTGTTCCTCACTTCGCTGGCCGGGTGCTCGCGTCCACCGAGACGCTGTTCGTGGCCCAGGCGCACCGCGCCGGGGGCGCCGGCCTGCAGCTGCTGCGCGCGGCCGAGGCCCTGGCGGCCGAAGCGGGGGCCAGCGGCCTGTACGTGACGGCCCCTGTGGGCGGTCGCCTGGAGCGCGTGCTGCCCGGCATGGGGTACCGCGAAACGAACTGCGTGTTTTTCCGGGGGCAGACATGATCCCCGCAGCGCGTGCGGCGAGCCTGCCGCCGATGTCCGCCGACGCCGTGGACAGGGTGCGCTGCCTCGAAGATGTGGTCGGCCACTGCCCTCAGGTCGTGGTCGAAACGGATCACCTGATCCACGCCGGCATGTACGCCCGCACGATCCATGTTCCGGCCGGCATGGTACTGACCGGGGCGCTGATTCGCGTGCCCACCATCGTCATCGTGTCCGGAGACTGCACGGTCTACGCGGGCGAGGAGTCCATCGATCTGATCGGGTATCGCGTGCTGCCGGGCGGCGCCGGGCGCAAGCAGGTGTTCGTCACCCGAACGGACACGGACATCACCATGCTTTTCCCCACCCAGGCCGGGTCCGTCGAAGAGGCGGAGGCCGAATTTACCGATGAGGTGGGACTTTTGATGTCCCGCCGCTACCAGGACCTCAACCAGGTTCGCATCACGGAGAATTGATCGTGTCAGGAGCCACCACCATCGCCGCTGTCGCCGCTGTCGCCAGTGCTGGCGCGGCCATCTACAACGGCATCGAGCAGAAGAAATCCGCCAGTCGGGCCGCCGATCAAGCCAAACGATCGGCGAACCAGCAGGCGAATGCGGTCGCCGAGCAGACGCGGCAAGCGGAAGAAGCCACGAACCGCGCGAACCAGAAGCAGCCCGACGTGGCTGGCATCCTGAGCGCCGCGCAGCAGGCCGGCAAGGCGGGCGCCTCCGGCACCATGCTGACCGGGCCCCAGGGCATCGACCCCACCGCCCTGCAGCTAGGCAAGAACACCCTGCTGGGGCAGTGACGCGCCATGGCAGAAGTCACACCCCGCCAGCGGATGCAGCAGCGATGGGAGTCGCTCAAGACCGAGCGGTCCTCCTGGTTCGAGGACTGGCGCGACATCAGCGAATACGTGCTGCCGCGCTCGGGGCGGTTCTTCGTCACCGACGGCAACCGGCACGCGCGACGTTGCAACTCCATCCTCGACAACACCGGTACGCGCGCCATGCGCATTCTGCCGGCCGGGCTCATGTCGGGCATGACCAGCCCCGCGCGTCCGTGGGTCCGGCTCACGACGTCCGACCCGGAACTGGACGAGTCGGCCAACGTCAAGCGCTGGCTGGCCGATGTCTCGCGGCTGATGCTCATGGTGTTCGCCAAGTCGAATACCTATCTGGCCCTGCACACGATCTACAAGGAGCTGGGCGCGTTCGGCACCGGGTGCAACATCATCCAGTCCGATTTCAGGAACGTCATCCACAACGACCCGCTCACGGCAGGCGAATACGCGCTGGCCGTGGACGATCGAGGCGAGGTGAACTGCCTGTACCGCGAGTTCCAGATGACGGTCGCCCAGCTGCTGGGCAGGTTCCCCAAGGACAGCGTCAGCGTCACCGTGCGCAACCTGTTCGACCGCGGGGCGCTGGATACCTGGGTGCCGGTCATGCACGTCATCGAGCCTCGGTCCGACCGAGATCCGGGAAAGCGCGACGCCAGGAATATGCCCTGGAAGTCGTGCTATTTCGAGGTGGGCTCCAACGAAGACCGGTTCCTGCGCGAGTCGGGCTATCGCCGTTTCCCTGTCGTGGCTCCACGATGGGAAAAAGGCAGCGGCAACGTATACGGGGATTCCCCGGCCATGGAGGCCCTGGGCGACATCAAACAGTTGCAGCAGGAGCAGCTGCGCAAGTCGCAGGGCATCGACTACATGACCAATCCGCCCCTGCAGGTGCCGACGAACCTCAAGCACCAGGCCACGGACCTGCTCCCCGGCGGGCTGACCTACGTGGACATGGCGTCCCCGACTGGCGGCATCCGATCGGCGTTCGACGTGAATCTGAGACTGGACCACCTGCTGCTGGACATCCAGGACGTGCGCGACCGCATCAACAGTTCGTTCTACGTCGACCTGTTCATGATGCTGGCCAACATGGACACGCACAACATGACGGCCACCGAAGTGGCTGAGCGCCACGAGGAAAAGCTGCTCATGATGGGCCCGGTCATCGAGCGGCTTCACAACGAGGCCCTGGATCCCCTGGTGGACGCCACCTTCATCAACATGATGGAAGCGCGCATCCTGCCCCCGCCGCCTGACGAATTGCAGGGCCGTGAGCTGTCGGTGGAATACATCTCGGTGCTGGCCCAGGCGCAGCGCGCGGTGGCCACCCGCAGCGTAGACCGCTACGTCATGAGCCTGGGCACCATCGCGCAGATGAAGCCCGACGTCCTGGACAAGTTCGACGCCGACCGGTGGGCCGACAGCTACGCCGACCAGCTGGGCGTGGATCCGGAACTGATCGTGCCGGGTGACAAGGTGGTGCTGGTCCGCCAGCAGCGCGCGCAGGCCCAGCAGGATGCACAACGCATGGCGATGCTTCAACAGGGCGCGGATGCGGCGCAGAAGCTTGGCGGCATCGATACGTCCAAGCAAAGCGCGCTCACCGACGCCACGCAGGCCTTCGCGGGCTATTCCTGACCGAGGATCGAACCATGATGATCAGCATGAAATTGACGCCCGAAGAGGCCAAGCAGGTGAACGGCGGGGCGTGCTGCGGCGGCGAACCCGAACAACCGGCGTACCCCTACGGGCTGTCCGTGTCCCTCGACGACAAATCCCTCGCCAAGCTGGGCATCACCGCGCTGCCCCAGCCGGGCACGAAGATGGTGCTGCACGCACAGGTCGAAGTCACCAACACGTCGCAGTACGAGAACCAGGAAGGCAAGGACCTGTCGATCTCGCTGCAGATCACGGACATGGAACTGGCGCAGGCTACCGGCGCCGACCCGAAGTCGCTCTACCCCAACAGCGGCATGACCTAGGGGTGCGCGTATCTCCCGCGAAGCGCCATAAATTTGCAGCATGAATAGCGTGGACCCCACAAACCTCCAGGCCCAAGAGCACCGCCGCAGCAAAGCGGCAGCCGCCAACAGGCTCGCGGACGACACCGCGAAGGAGGATTGGAAGTGGCTCATGAAGACCAAGCGGGGCCGGCGCATCGTCTGGCGGCTGCTGGAAGAGGCGGGGGTGTTCAGGTTGTCGTTCAACACCAACGCGATGGCCATGGCCTTCGCTGAGGGCAACAAGAACGCAGGTCTACAGATCCTTGCGCAGGTCCAGAAGCACTCGCCGGACCTGTACACGACGATGGTGAAGGAAGCAAATGACGAACGAAACTCAGGCGACGCAGGCCGCAACGACCACTGAAGGCGCGGAGCCCAACACCGCTCCTGGCGAAACCCCCACCGGTGGGGAACAGCAGGAGCAGCAGGCCGCCGGGCAGCAACCCCAGGGACAGGCCGATGCCGCGTCGACGGATCCGGCGCAAGGCGCCGGGGCTGATGGCGAGGCCGGCAAGCCCAAGCCTGCGGAAGGGGCGCCCGAGAAATACGAGTTCCAGGCGCCCGAAGGAACCGAGGCCTTCGATCCCCAGGTGCTGGACGCCTTTTCGGCTGTCGCGAAGGACCTGAACCTGCCGCAGGAACAGGCCCAGCAGATCCTGGACAAGATGACTCCGGTCATTCAGGCGCGCCAAGTCGAGCAGCTGCAGGCGGCCCACGACCAGTGGATCCAGGCTGCCGAGACGGACAAGGAGTTCGGCGGGGAAAAGCTCCAGGAAAACATGGCCGTCGCCAAGAAGGCCCTGGATACCTTCGGCTCTCCGGAACTGCGCACGCTGCTCAACCAGTCCGGCCTGGGGAATCATCCGGAAATCATCCGGGCTTTCTACCGGGCCGGGAAAGCAATCAGTGAAGACCACTTCATCCCCTCCGGCCAAGCGAACGCGGCCGCCGGCGCCGACGCGAAGCGGCTCTACCCGAACAGCAACATGAACTAGGAGCATTGAAAATGCCGACTCTCTCCACCACGAACCCGACCCTGGCCGATCTCGCCAGCCGCATGACGGCGGACGGCAAGATCGATCCCCAGATCATCGAGATGCTGAACGAAACCAACGAGGTTCTCACCGAGATGACGGTGCTGGAGGCCAACAGTTACACCGAGCACAAGACCACCGTTCGCTCCGGGCTGCCCACGGGCACCTGGCGCAAGCTGAATTACGGCGTGCAGCCCGAGAAGTCCCGCACCGTGCCGGTGAAGGACACGATGGGGATGCTGGAAACCTATGCCCCGGTCGACAAGGCCCTGGCCGATCTGAACGACAATCGTGCCGCGTGGCGCCTGTCCGAAGATCGGGCCTTCATCGAGGGTCTGAACCAGACCATGGCGACCACCCTCTTTTACGGCGACTCGTCCCTGGATCCCGAGAAATTCATGGGGCTCGCTCCGCGCTACAGCGACAGCACGGCCGAGAATGGCCGAAACATCATCAAGGGCGGTGGTGCGGGCAGCGACAACGCGTCCATCTGGCTGGTCGTCTGGGGGCAGAACACCTGCCATGCGATCTACCCCAAGGGCTCGCAGGCCGGCCTGCAGAACCGCGACCTGGGCGAAACCACGCTCAAGGACGCGGACGGCGGCATGTATCAGGGCTATCTCACCCACTACAAGTGGGATCTGGGCCTGACGCTGCGCGATTGGCGCTACGTGGTCCGCATCTGCAACATCGATGTGTCCGATCTGTCGGGCGGCTCCGCGGCCAACATCCTGAAGCTGATGGTCCAGGCCCTGCACCGCGTGCCGAACCTGCGCATGGGGCGCGCCGCCTTCTACATGAACCGCACCATCGCCGAGGCCCTCGATACCCAATCCCTGGACAAACCGGGGCTGGCGCTCAAGGTGCAGGAACTGGAAGGCCAGTTCTGGACGACGTTCCGGACCGTGCCGATTCGCACCACGGACGCGCTGCTCGACACCGAAACTGCGGTTGCCTAATCGGAGAACCAACCATGATCATCGACAAGTTCCTTCAGGTCTCCAACGATCAGGCCGTCACGGCCACGGCGGCGTCGACCGACGTCATCGACTTCGGGCAGAAGACCCCCAACACGGGCCTCACGGACCGGCTCTCCATGGTCATCACCGTGGGCGAGACGGCCACCGCCTCGGGCGCGGCCACCGTCACGTTTTCCGTGCAGGACTCGGCCGACAACAGCACGTTCGCCGACGTGGTGGCCTCCGCCGCCATCGGCAAGGCCGCCCTGGTTGCCGGCGCCCAGATCGTCATCCCGATGCCCGTCCAGCACCGCCGGTATGTGCGGCTGAACTACACCGTGGGCACCGGACCGCTGACGGCCGGCAAGTTCTCGGCGCAGGTCGTGACCGGCATCCAGCAGAACACGCCGCTGCCCGGCGCGCCGCTGTAACGGAGGCCGAGCATGAAAGTCACCGCTATCGCGCGTGGGTTCCACGGCAAGCTGCGTGAGCCGGGAGACGTCTTCGAGGTCCCCTCGGGGGCGCAGGCGAAATGGTTCACCCCGGCGGAGGCCGGGGCCGGCCCGCGCACCAAGGCCAAGAAGGCCAGCCCCTCCGAAAACGAGGGTAGCGCCGACGGCGACACCGGGGCCGAATCCCTGGTCTAGGTTTCCTCCTCCTTAGGATCTTCGTGGGGCTTCGGCCCCACATTTTTAGGAACGGACAGATGGCCTCGGAAGTGGATATTTCGAACCTGGCACTTTCGCGGATCGGGGACGAGGCTACGGTGTCGAGCATCAACCCCGCCGAAGGGTCGGCCCAAGCCGAGCACTGCGCACGCTTCTACCCCATGGCGCGCGACTCCATGCTGGAAGCCCATGGATGGCGATTTGCCACCCGGCGCACCGTGCTCGCTGCCCTCTCGATACCCACGTGGACATGGTCCTACGCCTACGCGATGCCGAACGGGCTGATCCGGGTGTTGGCGGTACTGCCGCCGGACGCGCCGGGAGATGCTGACCCGCAGCGCTACGAGACCGAAACGGACGGCGCGGGAACCCCCATCATCTACACCGACCAGCCTTCCGCCATCCTGCGGTATATCGCGAGGGTGACCGACACCACCAAGTTCTCCCCGCTGTTTGTGGACGCCCTGGCCTGGCTGTTGGCGTCCTACCTGGCGGGCCCCATCCTCAAAGGGGATTCCGGGGTGAAGATCGCGGCGGCCTGCCTCAACGCATACCAGACGGCGTTCTCCGCAGCCAAGGTATCGGACACGAATCAGCGTAACGTGCGCGCGCAAGCGGCAGCGCCCTGGATCAGGGTGCGGTGATCATGGCCAGCGTCAAGAAGCTGCAGCTATCCTTCACGGGCGGGGTGGTGACGCCCGAGTTTTTCGGGCGGGCCGACGATTCGAAATACCAGAGCGGTCTGGCGTCATGCCGCAATTTCATCTGCAAGCCGCAGGGCCCTGTGGAAAACAGGCCCGGGTTCGCTTTCGTGCGGGAAATCAAGGATTCCACCCAGCACGCGCGCCTGATCCCGTTTACCTACTCGACCACGCAGACGATGGCGATCGAGTTGGGTGCCGGGTATTTCCGCTTCCATACCCAGGGCGCCACGCTGCTTGCAGGCA